ATAAAGTACCTTCTCCGTAAGGTATGTTATATGTCTCTTTGATAAGATTCTTAAATACTCTGTAAATTTCATAATTACCGTATACTATTTTTGCTAATATTACACCAAAGTTAATATTAACATAATTATCAGATATAAACTCTTTTTTATCTATAGATAAATCGCTTAGATTTTCCATTACTACTTTTTCTAACTCTTTAACACTATCGTTAGCATAATTAGGATTTAAACTTAAATTAAGATTAGTTAACTTACTAGCTGTATCGTATAAAGCATAAGGATATATATTAGCATTTAATCTACTATCTAACGTAAATGAATTATACTTATTATCTCCTTTATATTTAAAATTATTACAAAATACATTTTGTAAATAAAATGTTTTAATAGTATCTAAACTTAATTTAAATACTCTTTTATTTAAATCAGTAGGTCGATTTAAACCTATATTAGTTAATACTTCTTGTAGATTTTCTAGTATAACTTCAGTACCTTGGTCAGGTACTATTAAAGTTTCTAATATAACCATATTTATATCCTTTTTTCCATAATTAAATTTCAAGAAAATCATACTGTGAACTAATTAAAATTTAGATAAAGGATAAATAATGGATAAAGTATCTATTTTAACTAATATGGTAATTTTATTATTAAAAAATAAAGACGAAGCAACTATCGCACAAGCTAACAAGTTGATAGAGTATTTTTCTAACACATTAAAGAACTTTAATGGTTCTGGAGATATTATTAAAGAACTAGTAGGTATAGTAGAAACATTAACTATAAAAGATGTAGAAAATAAAGAAGCTTTTATAGATAATTTAAAACTAATCTTATCTAACAGAAAAGATGTAATAAATCTAATTAATAAATATAAAGATACAGATTTTAATAAAGATAAGTCAGTTAGAAGATATCTTTCTAATACTATAGATGAATTTCTTAAAAAAGAAGAACTTGTTAAATTATTACAATATAGTTTATATAAAGTTAAAACAGATAGTAGTTTAGTAAGTATAGAAAAAAATCTATCAGAAATGATGGAAAAGTTTAATAAGTTAAACTCTTTAAAGAAAACAGAAGATTTAGGAGTAGTAGAAGAAGTAGATATAGATGCTGATGATGGTGTGTTAGATAATATCGTAACTAGAATTAAACAAAGAAGAGATGAAAAGTTTATTTACTCTACTGGATGGGAGTGTCTTAACGTTATGACGCAAGGTGGACTTAGATTAGGAGAATTTACAACTATAGCTGGATTACAGCATAATTATAAAACAGGATTTACATTAAGTCTATTTACACAAATGGTAACTATCAATAAACCTATACAAAGATATAAAGATAAAAAACCATTAGCTGTATTATTTAGCTTAGAAGATGAAAATGAAAACGTATTTGAATTTATCTATAAGTATTTAAAAATTACTTACGATAATGAAGTAGTTAAAGATTTTGATAAACATGATGATAAGGAAGTTGTTAAGTATATAAAAGATAAGTTAAAAATGAATGGATGGAGTGTTAAGATTATACGTATGGATCCTAATGATATCACTTGGTTCGATATTAAAAAGAAAATGGAATTATATCAATTAGAAGGATATGATTTACAAGTAGTATTTATAGATTACTTATCACAAATAAGAAAAGATGGATTAGCACAAGGTCCTGCAGGTAGTGATTTAAAAGATTTATTTAAGAAAGCTAGAAACTTTTCTAATATAAGTAAGGTATTATTCGTAACACCTCATCAGTTATCTTCAGATGCTAACCAATTATTAAGAAATCAATTACCACCATTAGAATTTGTTAAATATATAGCTAACCGTAATTATTACGATGGAAGTAAACGTATAGCACAAGAGATAGATTTAGAATTATATATTCATATAGCTAAAAAAGATAAGAAACCTGTATTAACTGTACAGAGAGGTAAACATAGAGGACATCCTAACTTAGACGATGAGGTTAAATATGCTTTAATAGAATTTGTTATTAAAAATAATGCTCCTATACCTGGAGATGGAGAACATTATAAACCGTGTATGAAGAATAGTAGTGATGAGTTAGAATTAGATATATAGAGAGGGAGTATTTACTCCTTCTCTATCCTGCTATTACTTTAAAATATTTAATAGGTGTTTTAGCTCCATTAATGTATTCATATTGTATAGATAGTAAATAAGTAGATCCTGGATTAATAAAAGCTCCACTCGGTATAGTAAATACAAATCCTGTTTTAACTTCGTTATAGCTAATAACTGGATCATCTGCTCCTATCATATATAATTTAACATATATTTTACTAACATTATCAACTGTTGTTAATTGAACTGTTAAACCATTAGTAGTAGCATCGTCTGATGTTAAACTTGATGTTACTTCTATAATGTCATTACCTGGAACATATATTAATTTTTGACCTAGTGCTGAGCTATCTCCAGATGATGAAGTATGTGAAGCTTTAACTAAATAAAATCTATTTTCAGGTAACATTACTTCAGATACTAGATGTGATGTTAAATCTTCAGTTTCATTAAGTCTAGTGTACATAATATTACCAGATAAATCTGTTATAATATAATCTGTAGAAAGATGTTTAGCATTACTATTAGTAGACATAGGTGAAGTAAGTATCTTAAACATAACAGGAGGTACTTCATCTATCTTAAAATTAACATCTATAGAAGGTTTAGCTATAACGCTAGGTATATCAACATCTAAATCTATTTGATCTAAATCTTCTGTTCTTATTAAATCTATATCTGACCAGTCTGATGGACCGTAATCCATAATAACTCTAGCTCTAGCATAGTATACTTTATCTGGATCTAAATCTACGTCAAATAGTATACTTGTAAGATGTTCACTATCATTCATAGACTGCGCTACTATATAATCGCTTCTAAAATATTTATCTGTAGATATTTGCCAATCAGAAGCTATGTGATTAAATCCTTCAGGTATATCTAAACTCTTAAACATTAAAACAACCATAATTTCTCCTTATATATTAATTCAACTAAGTTTTTAGAAAAAAGAAAACACCATAGTAAGGTTATATAACCTTACTATAGTTAAGATTGATAGTTACAGCTACTCTGTCTCTAAATATCTTTAATCTTTCTTTATGATAATCATTATGCTTATAGATATTATTAGCATATAGATAGACAAATCTTACTTTCTTATTTTTAAGTCTTCTTAATCTTCCTAGAGATTGTATATTAGCTGTTATGGATTTAACTAATACAGTTTGTATAACAGTAATAAGATTAGATATATCTAGAGCAGTACCAGCTGAACCTAAAGTGGAGATGATGATATCTGATTCTTCTATAACACTATAATCATCTTCAGCAGTATATTTATTAATTTTAATATCTTTAATCTTAGTTCTAAGATAATCTCTTATACGTTCACACATATCTACTGTAGATGCAAATATTAAACACTTATCACCTTGCTTTTTATATTTTAAATAAAACTTACCTACAGTAAAATATATCATCTCTAAATAATTGTTTAATATCTGTTTTCTTTTCTTTATGTTATCTTCAAATTTTGTATGGTTATATCCATACTTATTTTCAGCTTTAATAGATTTAGGATTAGCTAATCTATAAGACACAGGATATAGTTCTATATATTTACTATACTCTACTATACCTGATAGTCTATAGTGTTCTGGAAATAATAATTTCTGCATATCTGCTTCTCTTTTATTATCGGATACTAATGTAGCGGTTAACGCTAATGCAAATTTAGGATCTAGCATTTTAAATAAAGCATAGATGTTATGGAACTCTTGATGAGTTTCATCAGACACTATAGATTCTATTTTAAGATGTCTTATAAATTCACTAGGTTTAAGAGTATAATTAAATTCTTCATTTATATCTAGATAGCTTTTCATATATTCTCTCATAGTTGTTAATGAGAATATAAATACTTCTATCTTAGACAATTCTTTATCAGAAGCTTCTGATAAATATCTTATACTATCACTTCCTTTTACTATAAAGATATTTTCATCTTTAATATTAGTATACTCTTTTAAATCATCTAACCATTTGTTAATATATCTAGGTAAGATTAAAAATCCAAATCTCTTACCTCTTCTAACAGAAGATATAGTTGCTATTAATGATTTACCATAACCCGTATATAAATCTACTAATATACGAGGTACTTTATTTTTAACTATAGCATCTATATAAAGCTTTTGATATTCTCTAGGTTTATATTTACTATTGATCTTTAATTTAATATTTTTAACTATATAATCTTCTGGTTCTTTTATCTCTATATCGAATCTATTTCCATATTGTGTTAGAAATGTATCTAGATAAGTATTAATTAATATTAACTTATTTTCTCTAAAATCTGTTAAATAAAATAACTTTTCTATTTCAGTATGATATTTTTTAGTTATAGGATCTTTTATTAATCTATAAGTAGATAACTTTTTTAAGATAGGATGTACTATATTTAAAAAATCTACAAAGTCTATGTTTAAAGGTTTAATAGAGAAGGATTGATATCCTTTCTCTAATATTATTTTTACCTTATCCATTTTTAATCCTTGGATAGACTTTGTTATAATAGTTAACTACTTCATTAGGTTTAAATAGTACATCCATAGGATGGTCTGGTTTATTATCTTCTACCATTAGATATGGATTAAATATCTTTTGTAATATTCTAGCCCAACCAAAACTACCACCTATACTTCTAAAGTCTATAGCATACTTTAATCCTACAACATCTAAATATTTACTATTTCTACCTAAATCATAATTATTAGCATCTAGATCAAATACAGTAAATCCATATACTAAAGTTTCTATCTGTTTAATGTTAATAGATAGTTTCTTATTAAGTAAATCAAATATCTTCTGTACTAATACCTCAGCAGTAAACTCAGATGTTCTTCTACCATTTTGTAATACATATTTTCTTTTAGATACTAAAGAAGCGAATTCTGTATTTAATACATTAAAATCAAACTCTGCTTTTTCATATTTTAGGATAGGTACTTTTCTAGCATCTATGTGTGTTATGTCTATAGCATAATCATCGTTCTCATCTATCGTATATCCGTGTTGTTTAATAAAGAATAGAAATTCTAATGTAAAATATCCTCCTCTATTACCATTTTTAATTTTGATAGGATATATTTCAGATACTCCATTTCTTTTAATCTCTAAATTAAATCCTAATATACGAGATATTTTATTAATATTTATATTAAGAAGATTTAATGTTTCTAAACCTCTTAATCCTAATACTTGCCATTGAGGTACGTGTAGTATAACTTCTATGTTCTTCTTATTAACATACGGTGCTTTAATGTGTAGCTTATCATTATCTTTAATATTAAAGAATTGACTAGCTATACTATCTAGATAGATTTCAGAAGCAGATGCTGATTTTAATAAATGTTTAGTAGACAATAACGATTGAGAAATATCTTTAGTAATATTAGTGACATTTATATGTCCTAGATTACTATGTTTAAATAATCCATAAGATAAATCACCATAACAAGCTGAACATATCTGTTTTTTATTCTTAAGCTTACAGTGTAAGATAGATCTTAGTTTAATAACTTTACCTTCTAGATATTTATGATTAGGAGTTATAGTTTCCCATTCATTCTTTTCATTCATAAATTTAGAACCTATTAGATTTTGTAAATCTCCATTCCAAACTACTTTACCATTTTCATCTACTTCTTTAGGTCTTACAAAGAACTCTATATAATCTGTATTTCCACAATCTGTATAAACTATCTCTTCTACTGGCATAGTAGCTAGTTGAAACTCTCTAGCATGTTGTTCTGATTTCTTAATAGCATTAGTAGACATAAATAAAGCTTTAGCTCCTGCTCTAGATTCTATTAAAGCTTCATACATATTTTTAAATCCTAGAGTAAAACTATTTACCATAGGCTGTTTAAATATCTTAGAGTTAATTTCAGTAAGAAATCCTCTACTACCAAATAACTGTCTTAACTGGTTAATATTAACCATACCAGATTGATAAACTAATGTCATTATGTTATCTTTAAATTTATTTTCTTTAATTAGTCTATCTAGAGTCTTATAAGATTCTTCTATGTTGTGTTGCGTAGGTTCTTCATTAACTTTCTTAATAGATAGTATAATTTCTTCATCTAGTGCTATAGGTAAGATATCAGATATTTCAATACCGATATTATAATCTTGTATTCTAGATACGAATTCATTTTGAAAGAAGTTAATAGTGTTATACATATCCTTAAGTATATAAGCGTGTTCGTTATAAATGTTATTAGGTTCTAGATACTCTTTAATTATTCTATAATAGAGTACAGAATAAAGCTTAGTATATGTAGATGATGAAAAATAACCGTTAACATAATAATTGCTTATAAGTATATCTGGTAATATCTTAATATTCCATCTAGGAATGAATTTAGTAAGTAGTATAGATACTATAAGTTCTTTATGAAATACTTTTAATACTGCGCCATCTTCAAACTCTATATCTAAATCTGTTTTTAATCTTATTAGATCTTTAAAATCTAATTTATATAGTGCTCTAACTTTTATGTTTTTCATTGTTGACTCCTTGTGTATGATTTTAATTTCAGTTTAGTTATATTTGATTATTTATAATTAGAAAATAATATTGTATATTGTTATATATACTTAGTCATACATGATAAGCACAGATTAGAAAGTATATAATGCTACATATTAGACTTATATAATAAACACCTATTAGACATACATAATGCTACAGATTAGATAAAAAGAAAAAGACTATAGAGATAGATGTCTCTATAGTTACATAGTTTTATTTTTGTTAGTATAAGTTCTTAGTATACTATCAGTGATAATGTTATTGATTAGTTCATTATTAACACCATACACGCATATATACTTACATACTTTATTATCTGTATATAAGCCGTATATATTATCTAACAGAGGTAAATTTATGTCTATAATGTTATGTTGTTTAGATAATAGACGTACAGTGTTAACTTGTTGATCATTATCTAAATTTATTAATCTATTTACTTCTTCTACATCCATAGGTTCATATGTGTTATTTACCCATAGATTTATTAAACTTCTAACGTATGTTAAAGCATCTGATAGATTAACAAATATTTGACTTAATCCTATATCTCTATCTGTACTGTAATCATAAACTGTTACTTTAACGTTCATAGTTAACTCCTTATATTTTAATTTTACAGTTTAAGGATATATAGATATAAAAAAATAAAAAATAATAGAGTAGCGTATGCTACTCTACTATCATCCAATCATCTGCATTCATGTCTGCTTGAGAACATACCCAACCTGGTTGTACTGTACCTTGTGTTGTGTACATATCAAAATGAGCATCTATTTTAATCTTACCTCTTATACCTGCTTTCCAATATGGAGTACCTTCTCTAATCTCTACTTCACTACTAGGTACATAAACAATAAACATACCTTTACCATTCCAACCTTTTCTAGCAAACTTATTTATAACACCTTCTCTAGCTAAGTTTCTTAATTCACAGAAATTAAAAGTATCTTGTTTAGCTTTATCCATTTCTAACTCCTTTTGTTTTAATTTATATCTTTGTTTATAGTCTATGTATAAAACTTATTATCTTTTATCTCATACTTTATACCTAGTTCATCTAGAGTAGCTTTTAAAACTTCTTTAGTAGATTCATTATCGTCTTCTAAATCAAATGTTCCTCCACTTCTAGTCATAGAGTCTATTAAGTACGTGATAGTATCTACATCTACGATATGTTCTTCTAAATACGCTATATCTTCATTTTTAAGGAACATATAGTCTTCTAGTATAGTGAAGATAGTTTCGTTAACTAGAGTAGCTATATAAAGCATTTCTAACTGGTTATCTCTTCTTGTATCATTTATACGCTTAGCTGTATGATAGATATACTCTAAAGCTTCTTTTAAGTTTAAACTTTCATTTAGACGTGTAAAGATTATAGCTGTATCGTTTATCTTAAACTCGTATTCTTCGTGATTTAATTCTTCAGGCATATGTACTATAGCATCTGTAATCTTTGCTATAGCTTTTATTATATCTCTTTTAGTTGCTGTTTTAAAGTATTTTACCTTATTTAAATCTACGTTAGTACTTAAACATCTCATAATCTATCCTTTAAGTATTTCTCTAGCGTACGTCTAATGACATCTATAGCGTTATCTGGTTTAGTTAAAGTAAACATAGCTACTTC